GTTCCCGCCGCAGGCGATGACCCCCGAGGGACGTGCTGAGTTCGAAAGCCTTCGGCACCTGAAGATGTCGAAGGAGGAGCAGGTTTCATACGACCTCGACGCCGGGCACCGTGGTGACGCCACTGGTCACCTCGTGCGCCTCGACGGAAGGGCCAACGGTTTGCAGATCATCGGGCTCTTGACTCGAGACTCGAAACTGTGCACTGAAACAGGCGTTGACGGAAGTCGACGTGACATCTACCAGACCGTCGCCAACATGATGAACCAGCGAATCGAAGAAGAGGTCTCGCACGTTCGCGGCGACATGGCGGCGCACACCCTCATGCGGTTGAACGGTCCCGTCGATCGGGCCCTTGCGAAAAAGTTGACAATGGTGATCCCCTACGGTGTCACCGATTTCGGTCTGCGTCAGATCCTCGAAGAACACCTACGCCCCTTGGCCGCGAAGGCACGGTTCCCGATGAAGGGACTTCGGCACCCGATGCGGTTCTTCATCGAGGCCTTCAGAGCGTCTCTCGTCGCAATCGCGCCGAAGGCACTGGAGTTGATTGACGTCGTGAAGTCGACCTCTATAATTCGTGACCTCACTTGGACAACTCCTGACGGGTTCTCAGTCGTGCACAAGTACAACAAAACAAAAGTTCACCAAGCGCGTACACGCTGCAACGGCAGGGTGATCACGAGCATCTACGGTGTCGAGACCCCCGAGGTCGACATCCGCGCAACGATCGGCGCCTTGGTCCCGAACCTCGTGCACAGTTTCGACGGTGCCGTCGCCCGGTCCGTGTTGCGCTCGGCCCCGTTCCCCGTCTCCGTGGTCCACGACTCCTTTGCGTGCCACCCGAACAACGCGATGGCGCTTCGAGCCGTCATTCGACAATCGGTGATCAAGACCTTCGAGGCCGATCACCTCAACGCATTCCTCGCCGCACTCAATCGTCCGAGCATGTCGCTCGGTGAGTTCGATCCGAGGGAAACCTCTCTTTGGATGTATTCGAAATGAAGAGCAAAAGTGACAAGAAGGACACGATCCGTGGTACGACTCCGGTGGGCTTGGCCGTGTGGCCGAAACTGGATCGCCCGGACACGAAGTTCGACGCCGACGGCGTCTTCTCGACTGGCCTGCGTTTGTCCGCGAAGGACGCCGCGCCGCTCATGAAGGCCATCGATAAGATGATGGACGACATGACGGCCTCGGTGGCCAGCGAACAGCGTGGCCGTGCGCCGAAGCGCGGCGACCCGCCGTACCGTCCGTTCCGCGAGGAGGACGGCACCGAGTCGGGCGACATCATCTTCAATTTCAAGATGAAGGCGGTCTCGCGCTACAAGGATCGCGTCGACAACCGTGTGCCCGCCATCTTCGACGGCTCGGGCAAGCCGCTGGCACTGAACGGGCCGATGGGCGGTGGCTCGAAGATTCGCGTCGCGTACTCCGCGAGTCCGTACTTCGTGCCCGCGATCGGCGTCGGCGTCTCGCTGCGCCTCGAAGCGGTGCAAGTCGTCGATCTCGTGAAGCGCTTCGACCGCAACGACCCTGCGACCTACGGCTTCGAGGTCGTCGATCAGCAGGCGGGCGACGACACCTTCGGTGCCCCGGCGAACGACGAGGTTGACTTCTGATGAACAGCCGCAGGAAAGGGAAAGTCGGCGAGCGCGAAGCGGCCAAGGCTGTGAAAGAACACCTTGGGTGGGAGGCGTTCCGATCTGCTCAGGCCTGCGGCAAGCACGCTGCGGACCTGCTCGGTGTCCCGGAAGGAGTGCACGTCGAAGTGAAGTTCGTCGCCCGCCTCGGGGTGACGAAGTTCATGGAACAGGCGCTCCGCGACCGGAAGCCCGAGCAGGTCCCTGTCGTGGTGATGCGTGAAAACCACGGCGAGTGGCTCGCTATGGTGCAACTCAAGGACCTGAAGATTCTTTCCGAAATCATTACTGAACGGACCAAACATGAGTGAATCGAAATTCGTGCGGCACGTACCGTGCGAAAAGTGTGGGTCGTCGGACAACGCAGCCCTCTACGACGACGGCCATACCTTCTGCTTCGGCTGCGAGCACCACGTCAACGCCGCGACCGACGACCTTCAACCGATCGTCGTGGAGTCCAAGTCGGTGTCCCTCATCGAGGGCACCGCTGGGTCCCTGTCGGCCCGTGGGATCAGTCAGCAGACTTGCGAGAAGTACGGCTACCTCAAGGCCATGATCGGCGGCAAGCCCGTGCAACTGGCCTGCTACGCCGACGCCTCCGGCCACATCGTGGCGCAGAAGGCCCGCTTCGCCGACAAGACCTTCACATGGGTCGGAGCCCCGAAGGAAGTCGTCCTGTTCGGGCAGCACCTTTGGTCGAGCGGGGGCAAGATGGTCGTCGTCACCGAGGGTGAAATCGACGCCTTGTCCGTGGCGCAGATGCACGAGTGCCGATGGCCCGTCGTCTCCGTCCCAAACGGCGCCGCAGGTGCCGCGAAGGCCCTGAAGAAGTCGCTCGAGTGGCTCGAAGGTTTCGAGCGCGTCGTCCTCATGTTCGACATGGACGATGCGGGCAAGAAGGCGGCGCTCGAGTGCGCCGAGATCTTCACGCCCGGCAAGTGCGCCATCGCGAACCTGCCGATGAAGGACGCGAACGAACTGCTCAAGGCCGGGCGTGGCGCCGAGATCATCTCGTCGATGTGGAACGCGAAGATCTACCGACCGGACGGCATTCTCGGCGGCGATGAGGTCAAGGAGATGCTCATCTCTCGGCGCAAGGCTTTCACGCTCGGGACCTACCCGCACGCAGGGCTCCAGTCGATGACTCGTGGGATCCGCAGTCGCGAGATCGTCACCATTTGCGCGGGCAGCGGAATCGGGAAAACAGAGTTCACACGGTTTGTTGCCTATAGTCTCAATCGTCAAGGGCTCAAGTGCGGCTACATCGCCCTCGAAGAGTCGGTCGATAGGACGGCCCTCGGCCTCGTGTCGCTCCACCTTGGGCAGCGCCTGCACCTGATGGAGCAGCCGGAAAAGTGGCCGGGCTTCGACGAAGCGTGGTCGGACGTGATCACCGAGAAGGTCTTCTTCTACGACCACTTCGGATCCCTCGACGGCGACAACCTGCTGAACAAGATCAGGTACCTTCGCACGAGCATCGGCGTCGACTTCGTCGTCCTCGATCACCTGTCGATCGTTGTCTCCGGCCTCGATGACGGCGACGAGCGGAAGACCATCGACAAGGTCATGACGCAACTCCGAAGCCTCTCCGAGGACACGGGCGTCGCGGTCATGCTCGTCAGCCACCTGAAACGCCCGGACGGCAAGGCTCACGAAGAGGGCGCGAACACCAGCCTCGCGCAACTTCGCGGCAGCGCTGCCATCGGGCAACTTTCCGACATCGTGATTGGTCTGGAACGGAACCAGCAAGACGACGAGACCAAGAACATCACGACGGTCCGCATCCTCAAGAACAGGTGGACTGGCGAAACAGGCATCGCCGGGCACATGTCCTTCGATCGGATCACAGGCACCATGCAAGAAGAGACGATTGCTCCGCCTTCCGACTTCTCAGAAGACTGAGTAAAACAACTCAACGTATTGAGTAAATCATGGACGCCAATTCAATTCAGATCTTCCACGTTCCGCTTGCACTGACCGAGAAGCCTCAAATCGTCATCTCGGTCGGCAACTTCACCGAGGGGTGGCAGACCGCCACCATCAATCTGAAGGAGGCTCGGAACGTGGTGGATCGGCTCAACAAGTTGATCGAACTTTTGGACGGCAAAGAAGGCTTTCACAACGGAGGATACATCAGTGGCTTTGAGTGACATCATCGTGCGGCGAGTGTGCGACGAAGCGGGAATCGATCTTGACGATCAAGTTTCCATCATCGAGCACCTTGCAAAGCGTGTCCGCTACCTCGAAGCGATCGCGTCTCATGCGGTCGCGTTCTCGGAACTTCATTCGAGCGGGTTCGACGATCCGGCGTTCAAGAAGATGACCGCCGAGGATTGGAAAAAGAGCGATCTGCACTGGCTCGCACTTCTCCGCATGGTCGACCGTGCGAAGAAGGAGATGCCCGTCGTCGTCTCGAAGCCCTTGGTCTACCGCATGTCGGAGATGCACTTTGAAGGCACATGAGTATTGCGTCCTCGACATCGAGACCGACGGCCTTTTCGCAACCGGGTCGAAGATCCACTGCGTCGCTGTCAAGAGCAACGTCGAGGGTCGGGTCATCGGTCTTGCGGAGCACTCCAAGGCCCTCGCCAAGGAGTTCTCCGCAGAGAACCCGGACGTCAAGGTCATGACGATCGCCGAGGCTTTCCGCTTCGCGTTCAGCCACAACCAAGTCGTCGGCCACAACCTGATCGCCTTCGACATCCCGTGGCTTGAGCGCTACCTCGGACTGAAGTGCGACACCTCAAAGGTGTTCGACACCTTGATCGCGGCCCGGCTCACGGAGCCCGACGTCCTTCAGGTCGACATCAACCGCAGGGTCCCGGCGATGCCGTCGGAACTCTACGGGTCCCACAGCCTGAAGTCGTGGGGCTACCGGATCGGCGTCAAGAAGGACGCCTTCGGTGACGACCGCGAGGACTGGACCACGTGCACGGTTCCGATGTTGAACTACTGCATGCAGGACCTTGAAGTGACCGAGGCCCTTTTCAAGTTCCTCGCCAACGTCCCATCAAGCGCCATGCGACTCGAGCAAGAGTTCGCCGTCGAGGTCACGAAGATGACCAACAACGGGTTCTCCTTCGACGTCGTCGGTGCCGCGACGCTCTACGGGAAACTGAGCATGCGCCGAGAGGAACTGAAGACGGAACTCGAACTGGCCTTCCCGGCATCGGAAGTCAAGATGAAGCGGAAGGTCAAGAGCGTGCCGTTTAACCCGGCAAGCAGGACCCAGATCGCGGCACGTCTCATCGAGAAGTACAACTGGCAACCGAAGGAGTTCACCGACGGTGGGTCGGTCAAGATCGACGAGACCGTGCTTTCGAAACTCCCGTGGCCTGAGGCGCAGAAGTTGTCGGAGTTCTTCCTGATTCAAAAGCGGATCGGGCAACTTGCCGAGGGTGACAAGGCTTGGATGAAACTCGTCAAGGCCGACTCGAGAATTCACGGCGAAATCATCACGATCGGCGCGGTCACCGGGAGGTGCTCGCACCAGAACCCGAACATGGCTCAGGTGCCGAAGCAGAAGGAATACCGATCGCTCTTTCGCGTCCCGGAGGGAAAGACCCTCGTCGGCATCGATTGCAGCGGTCTGCAACTTCGATGCCTCGCGCACTACATGGCCCTGTACGACAGCGGCGACTACGTCAAGGTCATCACAAGCGGTGACATCCACACGGAGAATCAAAAGGCCGCCGGACTGCCGACTCGAGACTCGGCGAAGACCTTTATCTACGCCCTTCTATTCGGTGCCGGGGACGAGCGGCTCGGCGAGATCCTCGGCGGTGGTGCCGTTGAGGGGCGTAAACTTCGCGACAAGTTCATGAAGGGCCTCCCGGCATTCAAGCGCCTGTCCGACTCGATCCAAGGCGTTGTGAAGGGCCGTGGGGACCTGCGCGGCTTGGACTCTCGAAGGCTGCCGATCCGCTCGAAGCATGCCGCCTTGAACACCTTGCTCATGGCTGCCGAGGCAATCATTGTCAAGACCTTCACAGTGCACCTTATGCGGCACATCGGATCGATGGGTCGACTGGTGGCCCACGTGCACGATGAACTTCAAATTGAGGTTGATCGCCCCGAGGACGTTGCGAAGATTAAGGCCCTCGCGGATGTGGCCATCGAGCAAACTCAAAAGTCGTTGAACTTCCGATGCCCGCTGAAGGTCGAATCGAAAGTTGGAACCAACTGGTCGGAGACTCACTAATGATTACTTTGATTGGGGTCGACAAGGCCCCGAGGTTGTCGCCCCGTGCCCCCGTCGTCGTCGATGCGGACATCCCCCTGTACCGTGCGTGTCAGGGGGCCGAGACCGAAGTCGACTGGAGCCCTGAAATCTCGGTGATGTTCTCCGAGCCGAAGGTCGCGTTGAACCTGTTCGACTCGATCATCGATCAGTATCTGCTTTCGATCCCGCTCAAGAAGCGGGCCGTTGTCTTGGCTTTGAGTAGCCCGAGCAATTGGCGCAAGAAGGTGGACCCGACCTACAAGAGCAACCGCATCGGGTCACGAAAGCCGATGTGCTTCCGGGCGGTTCGAGCCTCGATCCTGTCCCGACCGAACGCCGTCATGATCGACGACCTCGAAGGGGACGACATCCTCGGTTCGTTCGCCAAGCCGAACTCCCGCTTGATCGTGTCCGAGGATAAAGATCTGAAGGGCGTGCCCGGCTTCCTGTTCAATCCACGGACCAAGGAGCACACCTACACCTCGGAACTCGAGGCCAATCGATTTTGGATGACGCAGGCCCTCTCGGGGGACCCTTCCGACGGCTACTACGGGTGCGACGGTATCGGTCCCGTCACCGCACGGAAGATCCTCGACGGGGCCACCAGCCTCGAAGAGATGGTCAACAGGGTCATTGCCACCTTTGAGTCGAAGGGTCAAGATCGGAAAACAGCCCTGACCCAGATGGTGCTTTCCAGAATTGTGCGATTCGGCGAGGACCCTCATTCCGAAGGTTGGGCAGGTATCCCCAATGAATGAGATTCGAATCCCCGCCCATGTCGTGGACTCGATCGTGGCGGTTTTCCCCGATCGCCGGGCCGATATTGGACCCGGTGCCGGGAAGATTGCCACGATGGACGAGATCATGTTTTTGGCGGGGCAACAATCGGTCATCGACTTCATCAAGAAGTCTAAGGTCTAGGAGAGAACCATGTGCTTCGGAGCCCCTCAAGTAAACATGCCGCCGCCCCCTAAAGTCCCGCCTCCGCCGCCAGCGCCAAACGAATCGGCAACCGCAGCAAGTATTGCTTCGCAGATGGTCAAGAATAAGTCCAACACAGTTGGGGACCTTCTCCGAATTCCTCAGGCTCGTAACTCTGGGACGGGCTTGAATGTTTGAGAAACCTGATTCGTCGGCGGCCATCGCGCAAGAGTGGACGAAACTCGACTCCAACCGGACTAACTTCCTAGACCGGGCCCGCGAGGCCTCCGCCCTTACCATTCCGGCGCTGTACCCTCCGGTGGGATTCACCGAGGGTCAGCGACTGCGGACTCCGTTTCAAGCACTAGGTGCGCGTGCCGTTAATAACCTCTCGTCGAAACTTCTGCTTTCCTTGTTCCCGCCGAACAGCCCGTTCTTCCGGCTGATGGTGGATCAAAAGATCTCGGACGAGATTACGGCTGCGGGCCTCGACGAGGTCAAATCTGAAATCGACTACTCGCTCGCGCAGATCGAAATGAAGATCTCCGATGAGATCGAAATGAACGGGATGCGGGTAGTCTTTTTCGAAGCGCTCAAGCATCTCGTCTGCGCGGGCAACGTGCTCGTCCACATCCCCGAAAACGGCGGCCTTCGCATCTTCCGGCTCGATCAGTATTGCGTCGTGCGGGACCCGATGGGGAACATGATGAAGATCGTCACCA